TACTGAAGCAGCGCACAAAAAATCTTGCGCCGCTGCCTCACGCCCACCAGCAAAACCCGCCACAGGAAAAGACGGTGGTCAGCATTGCCGTTGATCCGGAGTCACCGGCTCAGTATCTCCAGCGCCAGAAATCACAACGGGAAGAGATGCCTGTATACACGCGTTGGGTAAAAACGCAGAAATGCATGACGTGTGGCAATCAGGCAGATGATCCGCATCACATCATTGGTCATGGACTGGGAGGGATGGGAACAAAGGCTGATGATTTGTTTGTTATTCCGCTGTGCCGTAAATGCCATAGCGAACTACACGCCGGGGTAAAAGATTTTGAAGAAAAACACGGCAGCCAGCTGTTGTTGCTGATTCGTTTTTTAATGCACGCGAGAAATTCGGGTGTTCTGAAGTGGAAAGCATAAATGACTGAACGCATAGAATTTGTTTTGCCTTACCCGCCAACGGTGAACACTTACTGGCGTCGTCGTGGCAGCACATATTTTGTATCAAAAGCCGGGGAGCGTTATCGCCGGGCAGTGGCGCTTATTGTTCGCCAGCAGCGGCTGAAATTAAGCCTGTCCGGAAGGTTGGCAATAAAAATTATTGCAGAACCACCGGATAAGCGCCGCCGTGATCTGGACAATATTCTGAAAGCGCCGCTGGATGCGCTGACGCATGCGGGGTTGCTAATGGACGATGAGCAGTTTGATGAAATCAATATCGTTCGTGGTCAGCCAGTATCTGGTGGACGTCTGGGGGTGAAGATTTACCCCATAATGCATGAAGAGCAGGTCAAAAAATGAAACTGGAAGATTTACCGAAATACTACTCCCCAAAATCCCCCGGCCTGACTGATGCATCGGCCTCAACGTCGAAAGATGCGCTGAGTATCACTGATGTGATGGCCGCGCAGGGCATGACACAGAATCGGGCTGAGATGGGGTTTTCTGCGTTCCTGGGGAAAATGGGCATCAGTATGAATGACAGGGCGCGGGCAACAGAATTACTGGCAGATTATGCACTCAGTCGGTGCGATCGTGTGGCGGCGTTGAGAAAACTTCCGGCAGAAATAAAACCGGTAGTGATGCGCATTATGGCTTCGTACGCTTTTGAGGATTATGCCCGCAGCGCAGCGAGTAAAAAGCAGTGCCCCTGTTGCCGAGGGGAAAAATTTATTGAAGGCGAAGTTTTTACAAACAAGGTTCAGTATCCGGATGGCAAGCCGCCAGTATGGGCAAAGTGTACGAAAGGTGTGTATCCGTCTTACTGGGAAGAATGGAAAAAAATTCGGGAGGTGGTGAAAGTTTCTTGTCCTGAATGTAAAGGGAAGGGGGAGATTTCCACTGCCTGTAAAGACTGCCGTGGGCGTGGTGTCGCCATTCATCGTGAAGAGTCGGTAAAACGTGGTATGCCTGTTATCAGAGACTGCCAGCGTTGTGGTGGTCGTGGCTGTGAAAGACTACCATCAACGGAGGCATTTAATGCCATATGCAAAGTGACGAGTGCTATCACGCTTGATACGTGGAAAAAATCAGTGAAACGCTTTTACGATACGTTGGTGGTTCGGTTTGACATTGAAGAGGCATGGGCGGAGCGGCAGTTAAAGAGGGTAACGCGATAGTGTTGTTGATTTTTCCCGAATCTGTGGTAAATTTGCTCTAACGATGGGCGTTTTATGCCTGACGTTAGAAGATTTTTTACACCCCGCCGCCTGGCGGGTTTTTTATGACTGAAATCGCGTCAGTACAGTAAACGCGCTGGTGGCGGTGAATACCTGTCTTTCAGCTTGCTGGCTTTTTCGACAAGAGTTATTGGTGTGTCACGTTAACCGGAAAAGGGAAAAAGACATGCTGAAACAGCAGGATATGACAGAAACCGCCAGAGTGGTGTTTAATGAATTAAGCGTCACCGAACCGGCGACAGCCGGGGAGATTGCGCAGAATACTTACCTTTCACGCGAACGCTGCCAGTTAATACTGACCCAGCTGGTTATGGCGGGTCTGGCAGACTATCAGTTCGGTTGTTACAGACGCCTTCCGCAGTGAAGGCTTTTTTATTTGTGGTAAATGGGCGGCTGGTGGGTGTTAGGGGCACCCACCAGCCATCTGCTCATGCGTTGGGGTCACAAGCAAACCTCAGGCCCATCTGCTTTGCGCAAAAGCGGTATGAGCCTATCAGAGAAGTGCTTATTGATCTATGGCTAATACTGTAAAAATATCCAGTTGTGAGTTAATCAACGCCGACTGCCTGGAATTTATCCGGTCGTTACCCGAAAATTCTGTTGACCTGATAGTCACGGACCCGCCGTACTTTAAAGTGAAGCCTGAGGGCTGGGATAACCAGTGGAAGGGCGACGATGATTACCTGAAGTGGCTGGACCAGTGTCTGGCGCAGTTCTGGCGGGTGCTGAAACCTGCCGGAAGTCTTTACCTGTTCTGTGGTCATCGCCTGGCATCTGATATCGAAATCATGATGCGTGAACGCTTCAGTGTGCTGAACCATATTATCTGGGCGAAGCCGTCCGGACGCTGGAACGGATGCAACAAGGAAAGCCTGCGGGCGTATTTCCCCGCCACAGAGCGCATTCTGTTCGCGGAACATTATCAGGGGCCGTATCGTCCGAAAGATGCCGGGTATGCGGCGAAGGGCAGTGCACTGAAACAGCATGTGATGGCCCCGCTGATTTCTTACTTTCGTGATGCGCGCGCGGCCCTGGGGATAACGGCAAAACAGATTGCAGATGCCACAGGAAAGAAAAACATGGTGTCGCACTGGTTCAGTGCCAGTCAGTGGCAGCTACCGAACGAAAGCGATTATCTGAAATTACAGTCGCTGTTTGCCCGGGTGGCAGAAGAGAAACATCAGCGCGGTGAACTGGAAAAGCCCCACCACCAGCTGGTGGATACGTATACGTCACTGAACCGGCAGTATGTGGAGCTGCAGAGTGAATATAAGCATCTGCGGCGGTATTTTGGTGTGACGGCGCAGGTGCCGTACACGGATGTGTGGACACATAAACCGGTGCAGTTCTATCCCGGGAAACATCCGTGCGAAAAACCGGCAGAAATGCTGCAGCAGATAATCAGCGCAAGCAGTCGTCCGGGTGACCTGGTTGCAGATTTTTTTATGGGCTCAGGTTCAACGGTAAAAGCGGCACTGGCGCTCGGGCGTCGTGCGATTGGCGTTGAGCTGGAGACCGGACGTTTTGAGCAGACAGTCAGGGAAGTTCAGGGTTTAATCGTTTGAAACGGATGAGATTGCAGAATTAATTACGCACCATTATTATTCTGCTCCCGGCCCTTTAGCTCAGTGGTGAGAGCGAGCGACTCATAATCGCCAGGTCGCTGGTTCAAATCCAGCAAGGGCCACCATCACAAACCGCCATTAGCTTATCAGGAAGAGCAGACGACGCGATAACAGGGTTGTTGGTGCGGGGGCGGGTCCCCGATGGCGGTCCATTATCGGTATTCAGCGTTGTTAGCTCAGCCGGACAGAGCAATTGCCTTCTAAGCAATCGGTCACTGGTTCGAATCCAGTACAGCGCGCCATATTCATTCTTCCAGATTCCTTCCGGCAGAGCCTTATACTGAAATATACCTGGCTCAGGATATTGTTGAAAATATTATATGTTTGTCAAAAATAAAAGTTCTGTTAAGTGTTGATTGAGTGTTTGTTATACGGTCTAATGGTTTTTTCAGCATTAAATATTTATCATTCATATGGTGTGGGTAGAGTGAATATTGATGAGGCGTCGGGGTGTTTCATCCTTAGGCAGCGTATTGATATAGTCAATGCAGCACGAGCAAAGGCCTTCAGCCGTTTGACAGTTTTGTTCTGTACTCCTGATCGTCTTTCGGGAAGAGACGTTATTATTCTGAATAGTGATGCTATACAGAGGGTTTGCGATGAGTTCATGGTGGCTAATTCAGAATTATTTACTCTTGTTCAGGAGTACAACAGAATAGCCAGGACCTGTGGTATGGATGAACTTCGGATTACTCATCTGGGGTAGATACATATCTGGATTATCACCGGTTACGGTAAAAAGTGATTGCTTACTGTTTTTGTGAATGGCATTGCTGCAGCCGGATAATGTCAGTGCTGGCTGACGGTGTGCTGGTGGCGGGTGTGGTGGTTGTTGCTTTCCCGTTGCTGAAAAAGAAAACGCCAGACTGTTAGCCGGGTATCAGTTAGCGGGAGAAATTTTTAAATACTTCACAATTCAGGCGGTTGATTGTTGTCTGGTTTGCGGGGAGTTTGTTAAAAGAAACTGGCATGGTGAATCCCCCTGTGCGGAGGGGCAATCAGCGAGTAGGTATATGGGATAATCGCGGATTCAGGTGCTGGTACTGAATTCACCGGGAGGCACCCGGCACCATGCAATGGCACATAGCGCCACTCTCCAGCCCCTCTCCGGAGGGGCTGTTTATATTGATTTTGTCAGATGTGAGTAAACTCCTTATGGACTTTGTTGTTTTAGTCCATAAGGACATATTTGCAGAGTGCAACGGTTATTAAAGCATTCATTCAATACGTTATCTGTATTTGTAGGGCATTCCTGGCTGTTTTTGATTAAATTCCAGAATGTTTTATTGAATGGTACTACGTTGTAAATGGTTACAGGTAGCACTTTGTTATTGAGCATGATGCCTGTGTGAGTCAGTGTAAATATACTTTCAGGAGGTAAGAAAGCATCCGATTGATACCAGATTATTAATTTTATTTTACTCCATATGACTGAAAAAGATATTCCGCATGATGGCTGGATAACTGTATCAATCACAATCCACTTCATTTAGTTTCCTTGTTTATGCCTTGCTGGTGATGTTCTGAAAAGTATAAATGATATTTTTGATTGTAAACCATAGAGCAGAATTATTTTTCTGATGTTGTTTATTGTTTATTTAAATGCAGGGTGGTTTATATCTCGTCTTGTAGTTTATCCATGCATATCTGCTTGATGATGAGGTTTTTATTTAAGGTATGGTTTTGTGTTTTTTCTGTATTACATGTCAGGTATTTTAAAGAATCATTTTTCAGATGGTGGAAAGAACCATGGCATTTAAACACTATGATGTTGTCAGGGCGGCGTCGCCGTCAGATCTTGCGGAAAAGCTGACACATAAACTGAAAGAGGGCTGGCAGCCGTTTGGTAGTCCGGTGGCCATAACCCCTTATACCCTGATGCAGGCGATTGCAGCAGAAGGTGATGTGGTCGTCAGTGGTGCAACTGAGCCGGAGTGGTACTACGTCATCGTACTGGCCGGGCAATCCAATGCCATGGCTTACGGTGAAGGGCTTCCGCTTCCGGATTCATACGATGCGCCCCATCCGCGCATTAAGCAACTGGCCCGTCGTAACACAGTGACTCCCGGTGGTGAAGTATGCGTATTTAACGACATCATTCCTGCTGACCATTGTCTGCATGATGTTCAGGATATGAGTACGATTAACCATCCCCGGGCTGACCTGAGCAAAGGGCAGTACGGCTGTGTCGGACAGGGCTTACATATTGCCAAAAAACTGCTTCCGTATATCCCTAATAATGCGGGGATCCTGCTGGTACCATGCTGTCGTGGTGGTTCGGCATTCACCCAGGGCACGGAGGGGACATTCAGCGAGTCCACGGGGGCCAGTCAGGATTCGGCTCGCTGGGGAGTGGGTAAGCCGTTATATCAGGATCTGCTTTTCCGCACGAAGGCAGCATTGCAGAAAAACCCGAAAAACGTTTTGCTGGCGATATGCTGGATGCAGGGGGAATTCGATATGACGAATGCCAGTTACGCCCAGCAGCCAGCAGCATTTCTTGCAATGGTACAGCAGTTCCGTGCTGACCTTGCCGGGCTGGCGGCGCAGTGTCACGGTGGAAGTCCGGCATCAGTCCCCTGGATTTGTGGCGACACGACATACGCGTGGAAACAAGAACACGGTACGCAATATGAAGTGGTATATGGTGCATATAAAGGTAAAGAATCCCAGCAGATTTATTTTGTTCCCTTTATGACCGATGGTAGCGGAGTTAATACACCGACAAACAACCCGTCAGAAGATCCTGATATTGCCGGGTCTGGTTATTACGGTTCGGCATCCCGAACGAACAAAAACTGGGTATCATCAAATCGCCCGACGCATTTCAGCTCATGGGCGCGTCGTGGCATTATTCCCGATCGTATGGCAACTGCTATTCTGAACGTAGCCGGTCGCACCTTAGCCTTCATTAGTGGTAAGGCACCGGAAATCAAACCCTCGCCCGGCGGCGACACGCCATCGGGGCCGTCTGAAGATGCATCCGTACGCACAATCTCCCTGTTGCCGACAGCCGGAGATGCTGCTGCGCAGGGCTGGAGCATTAAGAATGGCGGAATTCAGTTGTCAGATGGTGTATTTAAGATCACCAAGCAGAGCAATAAAGCCTGGTCCCTGACGCGCCCGGTGGATGACGCAGTCTCCCTGCTGACACGGGGTGGCAGACTGAGCTGTAAGTTTCGACTGTCAGGCGCACTGACCAACAATCAGTTCGGTCTGGGAATTTATCTGTATACCGATGTAGCGTTACCTGACGTCGTGGCGATGACCGGGACTGGTAACCCGTTCCTGATGTCGTTCTTCACCCAGACCACAGACGGCAAACTGAATCTGATGCATCACAAGAAAGCAGGAAACACAAAGTTGGGCGAGTTCGGGAATTACAGTAACGACTGGCAGACGCTGGAGCTGGTGTTCACCGCCGGCAGTGCCACGGTTACTCCGAAACTGAATGGAGTGGCTGGCCCGGCATTCCAGGTCATAAAAGACAGTCTGACACTGGGGCTGAATGCGCTGACGCTGACGGATATTACCAAAAATGCAACGTATGGCGTTGAGATAGAAAGTCTGGTGCTGGAGATAAATGCACCGGCATCATCATAAAAAGTGAGCCAGTCAAATGGAAGGTATCGTTAAACTCACCGGTAGTGTCAGTGGGTCGTCTGAGATGCCTGCATGAGTTATCAGAGCCATCAGTACTTAACTGGTGGCTTTTTTTATTGTTGTCAGCTTCCGGATAACGGGAGACGGGGTATGTACCAGATGGAAAAAATCACAACAGGTGTGTCATACACCACGTCAGCGGTGGGAACGGGCTACTGGTTCCTGCAGTTGCTGGACAGGGTTTCCCCGTCTCAGTGGGCGGCAATAGGCGTGCTGGGGAGTCTGCTGTTTGGGCTGCTGACATATCTGACTAACCTGTATTTCAAAATCAGAGAGGACCGTCGTAAGGCGGCACGGGGAGAGTAATTCAATGACTCAAAACTATGAACTGATTGTGAAAGGGATCCGCAATTTTGAGAATAAAGTTACGGTAACTTTAGCGTTACGGGACAAAAAACGCTTTGACGGTGAAATTTTTGACCTGGACATCTCGCTGGACCGTGTTGAAGGTGCCGCGCTGGAGTTTTATGAGGCAGCAGCCAGAAGGAGCATCAGACAGGTCTTCCTGGATGTTGCTGCCGGGTTATGTGAAGGGGATGAGCAGTCGCCGGAAAAGCGCCCCGTAATTTTAGAGGCGCAGGATGTGTTGATAACCTACAGAGGAAAACTACCGGGAATAATTACGGGTTCTCTGAAGAGTCCGCCGAAATGGTAATTTTACCAGCATATTTTTCATCCAGTAATACAGCAAGCCGCCTGAAAGAGTCTTGTTGTTCCTGAGACCATTTGGGATTGCATGATTCAAACTGGATTGATGCCAGCGTTGATTGCATCTGTTCCCTTGGAATTGAGAATGCCAGATATGAGAAGGCGACGGTAAGGGTATTCACGTCTTCCCGAAGCCTGGAAATGCTGTCGAGCAACTCCTGTAGAGAAATGGTGTTATTGTCCATAAATAATCCTCATGATTGTATTGACCTGTTGAAGTGGTTTACTGAATTTGGCCACCTGAACAGAGGTGATATGCTCACCTCAGAACAACACAGGTGC